GTGTCTACCGGCCCTGACCATCAACCTAAATCCGAGAGGAAAATCAAATGCGAGCCACGCTTCTGAAAGAAACCATCAAGTCCCTGTTCCCCATCACCCGTACCCTGTCCATCGAGGGTAGCCCCGGTGGTGGCAAGACGACCATCGTCCATGAGGTGGCACAGGAACTTGACATCCCCTGTGTCGAACGTCACATGCCAACCATGTTAGTGGAGGACTTCGGTATCCTGTTCCCCGATGGCAGCGACAAGCTGAACTACCGCCTCCCTGACTGGTTTCCTGTCAAGGGCAAAGCACCAGAGCAGGGCATCCTGCTGTTCGATGACCGCAACCAAGCTGGCCCTGACTTGCAGAAGGTGCTTGCCAACATCTGCCAAGCCCGGACACTGCATGGTGTACCGATGCCTGATGGATGGCAGGTTATCTCCACTGGCAACAGGCAGTCTGACCGTGCTGGTGCCAACCGGGTGCTGAGTCATCTCCGCAACAGGGAGACGGTGCTGGAGTTGGAAACCCACCTTGACGACTGGACTTCATGGGCCATCAACCACGGTGTCAAGCCCGAGGTCATCAGCTTCATCCGCTTCCGTCCCGGTCTGTTGCATGACTTCGATCCTCAGCGTGACCAGAACGCTACACCACGGTCTTGGGTGGACGGTGTGTCTGACGTGCTGGGTACTGTGGCACCAGAGGCTGAGTTCGAGTGCTTCAAAGGTGCTGTCGGTGAGGGTGCTGCTGCTGAGTTCGTAGGGTTTGTACGTATCTTCCGCAAGCTGCCCAACCCTGACGCTATCCTGCTCAACCCTCAAACTGCTGACGTTCCCAAAGACCCAGCGACCCTGTATGCCTTGAGTGGTGCCTTGGCCCAACGTGCTACCGAGGCTAACTTCGAGAGGGTCTGCCAGTACAGCGAACGTATGCCTCCCGAGTTCTCTGTGCTGACCATCAGCTATGCAGCACGGCGCAACCCTGACTTGGCTAACACCCAAGCCTTTACCAAGTGGAGCATCAACCATCAGGACGTGTTGTTCTGATCAGTCCAACCGGGAGGCGAAAGCCTCCCATCCATCAACATCTATAGAGGAATCAAGCTATGAATCTCAATGACCGCGCCCTGTTGGTGCAACTCAACGTGTCCCAGTGGACAGCCCGCAAGTACGACAAGAAGGCCACCAAGGAGGTGATCAGCAACCACGGCACCACCGCTGCTGCTGGGCGCTTCAACAAGGCACTGCTGCCCATGTCTGACCTGCTGGAGAACATCCACAAGAAGACGACTTACATCCGCACCAAGTACTACGACAACACCCTGCCGTGGGGTATGGACGGCACCATGATGCTGCCCACTGCCAACTACCTGAACTTCATGTCTGACTTCCGCAAGGAACGTGGCGAGTGGGACAGACTGGTGCAGGACTTCATCAGCAACTACGACAGCCTCAAACTTGACGCTCAACGGATTCTTGGTAGTCTCTACGACCACTCGGACTACCCACCAGTGCTTGAGTTGCGGCACAAGTTCCACATGGACATGGCCGTGTTCCCGGTGCCGAGCAGCGACTTCCGGGTTGCCATCGGCTCGGAGGAACTGACACGCATCCAGCAGGATGTTGAGAGACGTGTGAAGGATGCGGAACAGACGGCGCTGAAGGATGTGTGGAACAGGCTGTACGAACGGGTCAAGCACATGGCTGAGAAGCTGGCCGATCCCAAAGCGATCTTCCGTGACTCGATGCTGGAGAACACCCGAGAAATCTGTGCGCTGTTGCCGAGGCTGAACTTCAGCGATGACCCCAACTTGGAAGCCATGCGCCAACAGGTTGAGGCGTCACTGATCAAGCACCCTGAAGCACTGCGTAACGATCCTGATCTGCGGCGTGACACTGCCGCTGAAGCGAAGGCCATCATGGACAAGATGGGTGCCTTCATGGGCCAACTTTAACCAAGGAGAGACTGATGACAACTGCAACTATTGACATGAAGAAGCTGACCACCAAGCTGGCGAAAGCCAAGACCGCGCTGATCTTGGAGCATCCGTTCGTGGGCACCATTGCCTTGAGTATGCCCTTCGAGTTCGACGAGAGCATCAGGACTGCTGCTACCAACGGCAAGCGGATCAAGTTCAACCCCGAGTTCGTGGACAGCCTGACCGATGAGGAGGTCAAGTTCCTCGTTGCCCACGAGTGCTTCCATCCCATGCTGGAGCACAACTTCCGGCGTGGTGGGCGGCAAGGGAAACGCTGGAACATGGCCGCTGACTACGTGATCAACAAGCTGTTGACCGATGAGAGTATTGGACGGATGCCCAAGATGGGGCTGCTGGATGCCAACATCTACAACGCTGGGCACGGCACCAGTGAGGGCATCTACAACATCCTGCCTGAACAGGATGAGAGCGGTGGCTCCGGTGCTGGTGAACCCGGTGGCCCACTGGACGACTGCGAGGACGGTGACGGTAGCCCTGCCGAGCAGCAGCAGCAACAGGCTGAGTGGAAGGTGAAGGTGGCCCAAGCTGCGCAAGCGGCGAAGATGATGGGCAAAATGACTGCCAACATGCAACGTCTTGTGGATGAGGTGCTGCAACCCAAGGTGGACTGGCGTGAGGTGATGCAACGCTTCCTCGTCAAGGCCCGCACTGACCAGCGATCCTTCGCCCGGTTCAATCGCCGCTTTATTGCACAAGGACTGTACTTGCCCAGTGTCAGCGGTGAGCAGATGGGTGAGGTGTGCTTCGCTGTGGACTGCTCTGGCTCCATCGACCAGAAGACTGTCAACCAGTTCGCTGCTGAGATCAAGCGGGTCAAGGAAGACCTGATGCCTGAGCGTATCCACGTGCTGTACTTCGACAGTGAGGTCAGCCATGTGGAGAGCTACGAGCAGCATGATGAGCTTGACATCAAGCCCCACGGCGGTGGAGGCACTGACTTTGCACCAGTCTTTGACAAGATCATTGAGCTTGGGATCAATCCTGTAGCCATCGTGTTCCTGACCGATCTGTGCTGCAACAGCTTCGGCAATCAGCCTGATGCACCAGTGCTGTGGGTCACGACTGATCCCGGCACCGCACCCTTCGGTGAAGTTGTGGAGATGAACTGATGAAGGTGATTCATACACTACAAGACCTGTGCTACGCCTACAACGTGGCCGATCCGGTTAGGGAGATGCTGTTTGCTTTGCAAGACAGGATAGATGCGCTTGAGGCACAGCGCAAGCCGCTGACGGATGAGGAAATCAACGGCATTGCAAAGAACTATGCGTTAACTAACCCAACAACGCCATTGCACTTTGCCCGAGCCGTCGAAGCCGCCCACGGCATCAAGGAACAACCATGAACATTCTCCACGATGAAGACTATACCCAGCGGGTGATGGCGACCGCTCAAACACTCCGCACCACACTGGTTGAAGTGGAGTTTGACATCGGGGTTAACGCCCTGATTACATTGCTGGCTGAGTGCGGTATGCACTCTGAACTGAGCAAGAAGGAATTCCTGATGATGCTGGTTGCACAAACCAAACATCTGATGGACAACATGTTAGTAATTGACCCAACCCAAATGAACTAAGGAGAATGACATGGCAACAGTACGTTTCAGCAAAGAACTCATCGAGAAGATCATCAGCAATGCCCGCAACAAGATGCAACCCGCCGTCACCAAGGCCGAGGAATCCAAGCCTGACAATTCATGGGGTCAAGTGATTTACGACACCATCTTCGCTGAAGTCAAGCCAATCATCTCGCAAGTTCCTGCTGGGTGGTTGAAGACTGTGGAACGGATGGACATCGAACAGGTGGGCGATACCAGATGCAACATGCGGTTTAACTTCAACCCACCTGTGCCTTGGCCCAATGTGTTTCTCGCTACTGCCGTCGCCAAGAAAGAGCGCCAGTACAGCGATGGTATCGTACTCACAGATGAGCATGTATGGGCTGAGTTCTACGCAGAGGTTGTGGCGTTCAACGAGCGAGTCCGTACAGCTAGGAAACGACAGAACGAGTTCGCTGATATGGTCAAGAAGGTGACTGAGGCGTACTCCACACTGGCACCAGCGATTAAGGCATGGCCTCCCCTGTGGGAGTTGATCCCCGAGGATGTGAAGGACACACACAGGAGGATCGTGGAGCGTACCAAGAACGAGGTGGTGCTGGACGTGGACATCGGCAAACTTACTGCCCTGAGTACTGCTGCCAAGTTCGGTATCTGACATGAAGATCGACGAAGCCAAGCGCAAGCATTGGCTCCGTGCCCTGCGCCGTTTCAAGTATGGTATCAGGGTGCGGGCCAAGCTCGGAGTACTACAGACTATCTGTGAACAAGTTGCAGCAGAACGTAAGGGTAAACAGGGGTGGGATGCACCTCAGTGGCCGCACGACAGGTGGGTTACGTTGCTGTACACTTGTATCAGAGACAACCAATTTCCACCGGAACTACTTACCGGATTCGTGAAGACCGCTGAGGTTACGTTCCTCAATCCACGCAAGCAACCTACAGTAGAGGGCACAGTCGAAGCCGTGAACGAGATATGCCGCGAACATAGCAAGGCGCTCCGACAGAAGTTCGGGGTGTTCCTATGAAGTGCCCAGTGTGCAACACATGGGTGCAGGTTAAGGAAACCCGTAGCCGCCCCAACAACGCAGCGTACCGCAGGTATGAGTGCGCCAACGAGCATCGCTTTACCACGCTGGAACAAGTTGTGCGTGTAATTCAACCGAGGAAAAAGAACCCGTGAACACAAGAGCACGGGTACGTAACGCTTTGCTAGTCCTTGTGGCTGTGGCATCGCTGATCGTGCTCGTGTTCAACATTTTTTACATAACCTTTTGGAGATATAAATGAGTAAGATTACCAAGAAGCAGCAAGTCATCGACCACTTCCTCAAGCACCCGCTGGCTACACCCAAGGTTGTATCCGCGAAGTTCAGCATGGCGCTGCCCGGTGTGTACACCCTGCGTAAGCAAGCCCTGCACGAGTACCAAGAGCGCAACGCTACAGAGATACTCGGCCCGCAGATCGACGAACCAGAAGAAGTAGTTGTGGAGCATGGCTGGGCCATAGGAAGACGAGCAAGCGAACGACAAGTAGCAGGGAACCACTATCGAGAGATGGGGGTGCAGCCGTGGGATGTGGTGGACACATGGCCCCGTGACCAACGCATTGGCTACTACCGTGGTGGCGCACTGAAGTACATCATGCGCATGGGTAGCAAGGACGAGTCACCCGTCGAGGTGGCAAAGGGTCAGCACTACATCCAGAAACTTCTTGAGGTGCTCAGTGAGCAAGGGTAGCTTACCGCTCAGTATGTCCGGGGTGACTGTCAGCGGTGCAACTACCGGGCCTGCGATGACAATCACAAAGGACAACACGTTGACCATCGACAGCGGCGCGACCATCCAAATGGGCAGCGTCAAGCTGACCGAGGACAAGCTCGCCAAGATGGACGCCATGCTGGAATTTGTTGAGCGATTCGTGCAGGAAGACGAGCGAGCCAAAGCAATCTGGATCGCCATCAAAGCAAAGAAAAGGATACTGACATGATGGACATCGTAACCATCGACTTTGAAACCTACTACGACAAGGACTACAGCTTGTCGAAGATGACCACCGAGCAATACGTTCGCAGTTCCCTGTTCGAGATCATCGGGGTGGGCATCAAGGTCAACGACTACCCCACTGACTGGTACAGCGGGGACAACCCCGGCAAGTTCCTGAAGTCACTGGACTACAGGAAGCGGGCCATCCTGTGCCACAACACAGCGTTCGATGGGGCCATCCTGTCGTGGCACTTCGGCATCAGCCCGAGGCTGTGGCTGGACACTCTGGGCATGGCCCGTCCGCTGCACAACGTCACTGTGGGCGGCTCACTCGCCAAGCTGGTGACGTACTACGGGCTGGGCAAGAAGGGTGATGAGGTGGTGGCTGCACTGGGCAAGCGCAAGGCTGACTTCACTGAGGCTGACCTCGCTCAATACGGCGAGTACTGCAAGAACGATGTGAACCTGACCAAGCAACTGTTCGACAAGCTCAAGGTGGGTTTCCCATCCAGCGAGTTGCTGGTGATTGATCAGACGCTGAGGATGTACACCGACCCAGTGATTGAACTCGACGTGCCGCTGCTGGAGAAGCACCTCGAAGAAGTCCGTACCCGCAAGCGCACCCTGATGGCCGATCTGGGCCACGGCATGGGCGGTGAGGCAGCGGTGCAAGAGATGCTCATGTCCAACGACAAGTTCGCTGCGTACCTCAAGCGCCTCGGTGTGGAGCCGCCCACCAAGACCAGCCTGAAGACGGGCAAGGAGTCGTGGGCCTTCGCCAAGACGGACAAGGGCATGACTGACATGTTGGAACATGTTGACGAACGTGTGCAGGCAGCGGTGTCGGCCCGCCTTGGGGTCAAGTCCACGCTGGAGGAGACACGCACTGAGAACCTGATCGGTGTGGCCGGACGGGGCAAGCTGCCCATCATGCTCAACTACTACGGTGCCCACACCGGGCGCTTCAGTGGTGGTGACAAGCTCAACCTACAGAACCTGCCAAGCCGTGGCAACACGACCATCAGACGGGCACTGAAGGCACCGCCGGGGCAGATGCTGATCTCATGTGACTCGTCGCAGATCGAGGCACGTACCGTGGCATGGCTGGCTGGACAAGAGGACTTGCTGGTGGCGTTCCGTGACAAGCGGGACGTGTACTCCGAGTTCGCCACTGAGGTCTACGGTCGTGTCATTACCAAGGCTGACAAGGTGGAGCGGTTCGTCGGCAAGACCTGTGTGCTTGGGCTGGGCTATGGCATGGGCGCTGAGAAGTTCCGGCGCACACTGGAGATCGGCCAAGGTGGCATCAACGTGGTGATCGACATCAATGAGGCAGAGCGGATCGTCCGGCTGTACCGCCAGAAGAACTGGAAGATCGTGCAGTTCTGGCAGAAGTGCGGCGCAGCACTCAAGGACATGTTGTACGGTGGCGGCAACGAGTTGCATCCCAAGGTTCGCTACGACAGGAGCGGCATCATCCTGCCCAACGGGTTCAGGGTGCAGTACCCGGCGCTGCGCGAGACGGCCAACGGGTTCATGTACATCTCGGATGCCCGCACCTACCAGAAGGCGCTCAAGGATCGTGTGCTCACTGGCTCACCCCCTGACGACATCGCATGGACACGCATCTATGGTGGCAAGGTGACGGAGAACATCGTGCAAGCTCTTGCTGCATTGGTGATCCGTGAGCAGATGGCCGCTGCTGGGTTGCACTTCAAGGTGGCCTTCCAAGTCCACGACGAGATCATCATCGCTGTGCCCGAGAGCAACGCACTGGCCGACCAAGCCAAGCTCGAAGCCCTGATGTCCACCGCCCCCAAGTGGGCACCCGATTTACCTGTGGCCTGCGAATCTGGCATGGCCGCGAACTATGGAGATACGTGATGACCATCGCTGAAATCAAGCGCGAACCGCGCAACAAGGACACCAGCGACCTGCTGAAGCACATCGTGCAAAAGGTTGAGGCGAGTGAAGATGCCACTGAGGTGCTGGCCTTCGTGAAGATCGGCAAGGATTACCACCGGTTCTCAACTGGGATTGCCGACATGATGAAGCTGATCGCTGTGCTGGAGGTGGCAAAGCACGACTGCATCACCCGCATGACAACCGATTGACAGGGGTTCTCCGTGATGTACACTGGCGGTTCCAACATTACATCTCCCTCGCAGGTAGTCCCTGTGGGGCACACTGCCATGCGCCTAAGCCACTCATACTCGTCGATCAAGTTGTTCGAGAATTGCCCGTTGCGGTACTACCGCCAACGGATCAAGAAGGAAGTCGTTGACGAGGGCGGCGAAGCATCCAAGCACGGAGAACGTATTCATGCGTTCCTTGAAAACCGACTAAAAGGGTCGGGATTGAACGCAGAGGTGGCGCAGTACGAACCCCTGTGCGCATCGGTGGAGAAGCTGGCAAGGCAGGGCACCCTGCACATCGAGTACGAACTGGTGCTCACCGAGAACCTTACACCAACAGGTTGGTGGGATGCTGACGCATGGCTGCGCAGCAAACTTGACGTACTCGTAATCATCGGCAACGATGCTGTGGTCATGGACTGGAAGACAGGCAAGCGCAACGCTGACCAGTTCCAGATGCAGATGTTTGCAGCGCAGGTGTTCAAGCACTTCCCGGATGTGCAGCGGGTGAAGACTTCACTCGTGTGGCTCAAGACAATGGAGATGGACACCGAGCAGTACACCCGTGTGAATATGAACGCGATCTGGGCTGAGATTATGAAGCGCATTCAGCGCATCCACGACGCCTACGACCACGCCAACTGGCCTGCCCGCCCCTCTGGGCTGTGCCGGTTCTGCCCGTGCCGTCACGACTGTGACTATGCTAGGGTTTAACCTTACAAAATAAACTTGACACAACTGTAAAGCGAGGTGCTACAATGAGCGCACTGACACCAGAAGGAAAAGTAAAGCGGATGGTGACGGAGATTCTGAAGAAGTACAAGCTGTGGTACTTCTTCCCCGCAGCGAACGGCATGGGCCGCGCTGGTATCCCCGACATCATCAGCATCGTGGATGGTGGGTTCGTGGGGATTGAGGTCAAGGCTGACAAGACCAAGAAGCCCACGGAGTTGCAGAAGATTTGCGGCAGGGAGATTCAAGCTGCTGGTGGGCGTTGGTTCCTCGTGTACGACGTGGACTCCTGCGCTGAGTTGGAACGATACATACAAGACAAGGCGATGTGATATGTTGGTAGTCGAGAAGGCCAGAGCACTGGCTCTCAAGCTGAACAACCCGAACCGGGTGCTGGACGCAATCGCCACGGCCAAGGCTATGGATGTGCGTGGCACCCAGATCGTGGTCACGCCCCATCGTCTGGATGAGGTCAAGGTTCTGCGCAATCTCGGCATCAAGGCACCCAGCCCCATCCTGCACTACTACAACTGGCCGGGGCAGTACACCCCGTTTGACCACCAGCGTGAGACTGCTGCGTTCCTGACGCTCAACCACCGCTGCTTGGTGCTCAACGAGATCGGCACTGGCAAAACCCAGAGCGCGTTGTGGGCGGCAGACTACCTGATCAAGACCAAGAAGGTTGCGAAGGTGCTGATCATGTCACCGCTCAGTACGTTGGAGCGTGTGTGGGGCGACGGCATCTTCACCGGCCTTGTGCATCGTCGCTTCGTGGTGCTGCATGGCACCGCTGAGAAACGCATGAAGCTGCTGAAGACCGAGGCTGACTTCTACATCGTCAACCACGAGGGCTTTGCCATCATCAAGGAGCAGTGCCACGGCATGTTCGATTTGGTGATCGTGGACGAGGCGGCAGTGCTGCGCAACCCATCGACACAGCGGTTTAAGATTTTCCGCCGCTGGATAGACAACAACCCGCAAACACGTTTGTGGATGATGACCGGGACGCCGACGCCCAACGATCCGACTGATGCGTGGGCACTTGCCAAGCTGGTGGGTTCACCCTACTGCACCAAGACGTTCACTGCGTTCCGCGAACAGGTGATGATGAAGATCGGCCAGTGGAAGTTCGTGCCCCGGCCCGAGTCAGTGGACATCGTGAAACACATCCTGCAACCTGCTGTGCGTTACACACGGGACGAGTGCTTTGATCTGCCCGACACAATCGTCCAGACCCGGCAGGTGGAACTGACTGCGGAGCAGAAGCAGCATTACACCCAGATGCTGCGCCACTTCGTCACTGAGATGGCAGCAGAGCGCAAGACAGGCGGCACCATCACGGCAGTCAACGAGGCAGTGAAGATTCAGAAACTTGTGCAGATCGCTTGCGGCGTGGCGT